TAATGCCGGTGAGTTAGATCTCGAGGGTGAGCAATCCTTTGTACCGTATCTCTTCAATAGGTGGCTCTCTTTTTATAGTAAAGATACCCCACACTTTGTGAATGAAACGCTAAACAAATTTGGCGCATTATTTGATGATAAGCAGCGTCAATATAGATTATATTATAACTTGATACCGCGTTTAAAATTTAAGCGTATCAACTATATCAAAAAGGTTAAGAAAGATAAAGAAGACGAGACTGATTTGTATATAATTGCTAAAAATAAAAATATATCTGTGCGTGAACTTAAACAGTATCTTGATTAAATCAAAACTAGACCTATATATTTTATATGCCAGCTAATATCGATATACTTAAACCACAGGAACATTTAATTGACCTCTCATCTCATAGTGAAGGTGATATTGGGTTGTCAGATGATTTTGAACTCTCCTTTATATTTGATGATATTCTCTTAGTTGAATACATCGATGAAAGTGAAGATGGTGATATACAACGTAATGGTATTTTTGTACCTACAAATGCTATAACCAAAGCTTGGCGTAAGGCTAAAGTTATACTAGCTGGACCAAAAGCTAAATATGCACAAGAAGATGATATTGTAATCTTCCCTCATAATTTAGGTGTAACGATATCTAACATGGATATAGCGGGTAAAGGTAAAGTTAAAAAAGGTGTATTTTTAAACGAAGATAGAATCTTCGGTATATGTAAACTAAAGGATGATAGTACAGAGAGCGACTCTTGATAATATCTTACTTAGCAATGTTTGTGAATTAAGATTTGCTAGGAGAGTGCCTTTAGCTGGAAACTCCCCATCAAGACATATGCTCTGCACTAAGTCTTATAGTTTACTTAACTCGAGTAATGGCAGAATTACTCTCAACTACAGATCTCCGAGAGGTCCTGTTAAAATTAACGAAGCAGCAGATAATCTTATTGTTGTTTGGGATATATTAATGCAAGATTATAGAAACGTTAATATGAATCAGTGTGATTTAATAAAGCAGTTTCCAGCGAATGAAGAATTTTGGACATACTTCAACGATAATATATACCCTATGTCTGCGGCCCAAAAACTATCCTATATGAACTCATGAATGCTTGCTTAGAAGATGTAATCGAACATATTAAACCTCACCTGTTATCAAATATAGTTATTAAAACTGATAAAAAGATTCTTAAAAAAGGAAAACTAAAGATCTTCCAAGTTAAGCAACATTACTTAAGGTTAATGATTGAAATTGCTGGTAATCTTAAAATGTATGAACTACCGTACCCGTTTGAGGTAGACACAAAAGACGGTATAACTACATTTAATTATAAGCTTAACACATTTCTTAAGGATGATGACTTACAGCTACAAGCTAAGTTAATGGACACATCTAATAAATCTAAAATTTACGATAATTTAGTTTATATATTGCCTTTGAGTAGATCTGGACTATAATAAGGTTGTGATATCTAACCTACTTAATAACTTTCCAGAAGGCTATACTCCAAATTCACAACAGGTTAAGTTATTAAAGAATATAGATCAAGCGTTTGATGATGGGTACAAGTTTGTTGTATGTAATGCCCCTACAGGGTCGGGTAAATCATTTGTATCTAAAACTGTTGGTAATGTTTCACGTGAGAGTTCTAAGGAATTTCACGATGTTGTTACGTCATATTTAGCTTTTAAACACTCTCAAGGCGGTAGCTACGCGCATGAAGATGAATGTAATGAGGAAGTTCCATTCGGTTGTACAGCTCTAACTATAACTAAGACTTTACAAGATCAATATAAGGATTTATTTAATGATATAGAAGTTCTTAAGGGTAAGTCTAACTATCAATGTGATTTAGATAATCGCTTTTCGGTTGATCTAGCGCCATGCTTACATTTACCTCGACTAAAAGATGAATGCTGGGCTAAAAACAGCTGCCCTTATTATGAGCAACGCAATAAAGCGTTAGTATCTAAGTTTAATACACTTAACTATAGTATGTTCTTTTCTTTACCTGAACATCTTAAGAAGAGGCAGTTTATTATTTGTGATGAAGCGTCAGAATTAGAGGATCAACTAGTGAAGGAGTTTACATGTAAGATTGATTACGGGTTCTTACGCAATGCAGATATTGATTATGTGCCATATGTGTCAACTAGGTCAGGTGAGAGGTGGTTAAATACTCTCGCGGTTGATGTAGAAGAAAAAATAGACGAGCTAAAAGAGATATTATCTAATAAAAAGGATACAAGTAACAAACGTATACTTATTGATCTTAAAAGTGAGATAATTAAACTAAGAAATTTACACGGGAAGCTTACATTAATCATCAATTCATGGAGTGAAGCAGAGTATGTATTTGAAAAGGATAAAGAAGGTGTTACATTTATGCCTCTTAAAGTTGATAGACTTTCATATAGGTTGTTTGATTATGCAGATAAAGTTATCTTAATGTCAGCTACTATTATTGACCCAGTTAACTTCTGTAAAACGTTAGGTGTTAAGCGATTCAAATACGTTGAAGCAGAATCTAACTTTAGTGCTAAAAAAGCTCCTATTGTATGTAACTCTAAATATAAATTAAACTATTATAACATGCAAAAGAACTTACCGCATGTTATAAAGATAGTAAAGCAGATATGTGAGCATCATAAAGACGATAAAGGTATTATACATACTCATAATAATGTAATTACTAGTGCTCTATCTAAGCAGTTATATGGAGATCGATTCTTATATCGTGAGCCTGGAGTACGTAACGAAGATATACTTGAACAGCATTATGCATCAGAAGATAGTACAGTATTAATATCGCCGTCAATGTCATATGGTGTTGATCTACGAGATGATCTAGCTCGTTTCCAGATTATAATGAAGGCACCTTTTTTACCTACGAAAGATACAAGGATTGCGAGATTGATGAAAGATGATTTTGATTGGTATCAAAATAAAATGCTATGCTCACTTATACAGTCTTGCGGCCGCGGCGTTAGATCATCAAAAGATTATTGTATTACGTATATACTAGATGCTACTATTGTTGAAAGTGTTCTTAAGAGTAAGCATAAACTACCAGCATACTTTTTAGATAGGTTTAATTAGTATAGAAGTGGTTTAATCATAAATATATATAAGGTTTGAAAAAATATACTTACAATTTTGAGATTAAAGATCTGCTAACTCAATTTGTTGCTGCATTTGACGATACAGTAATTAAGCGTTACGATAAAAATGGTAACGCTAGACAAGAGATAGAGGTTAGATATGTCTTCGCGCCAAAGCAGCGAGTGATGTATGATATTGTTAACAAGGCCCAAAATATTACACTACCTGTTGTAACGGTGGATTTAACATCTGTATCATATGATGATAAAAGGGTTTTTAATAAGTTAAATAATATACATAATTATATCAATGATGTAGATAATACTAAAGTGCATATGCCGGTACCTGTTAACTTAACGGTTAAAATGTCAATCCTTTGCAGGTATATGCAAGATCTAGAACAGATCATAACTAACTTTGTACCTTACTCTAATCCATATATTGTAATAGCATGGCAAGAGCCAACTGATACAGGTAACATAAATGAGATACGTACAGAGGTAGAGTGGGATCAGACTATATCTATGAACCCGCCAACAGAGTTAAGCTATAGTGATAAGTTTAGAGCTGTAGCAGATACAACCTTTACAATAAAAGGTTGGTTGTTTAGAGATAGAAATGAGATTGCAAAACCTATTTACTTTATTGAGAATAATTTCATAAACACTAGACAAGATTTTAACTTTAGTCAGCCTATTTCTAGTTTAGATTATAGTAGCTTCTTTAACAGCATAACTAGTGTAGTGGATACAGATACGTTTACCTTATCTGGTATACCTAATATTACAAATATATATTATAACACTACTGGTTCACAGCTTGAAACTAGAGAACCACGTACTATAAATAGGGCAGTATCTGGTCTTAATCTTTACAATTACAGCGTATTAGGTGAGAATTTTAACAAAACGCAGATAGTAATGTTAAGTTCAAATAACGAGACCTTAACTAATAATTTTACAGCGTTTGATACAACTTACACAGGATCTGCATCTGGATTCTTATTACCTAGTAGCAATTTTACGATCCTATCAGATAATGTAATGAATATAACTATACCAGCTCTTTCAGGAGACGGTAAGTTTGATATAATAATTAAAAATCCAGCAGGTTGGACTTCTACTCAATCTATTGCTGGGTTCTACTTCACTTCAGAATAAATAATAGCGATGGCTGACACTTCACCTAACAAAAATAAATCATACGTAAGCAATGACGGACGAGGTTCTACTTTCGGTAGAAATCTTGTACAGTATATTCAAAATCGTTTGCCATATACCAGCTCCTTAGACGAAGGCGACAGCTTAAATCCTAAGTATAAATATTTTAATAAAGCCGGTACTCGACGCGCAGAAGCCTTAGCGAAGACATCTGTATCTGCATCAAATCCATATAATAATATGGCCATAGGCGACT